GTTTTGCTTGTTAAAATTTTGTCATTAAATGGACTTTCAGCATAGTTTTTTACTTCTATGCAGAATACATTACGATAACCTGGTATATGTAAATCGCCCTTTATTTTACCACTACCTGATCCCGGAGTACGCTCAAAAGTATAAGGAGTCCTAGAATCTAAGAACTCCTTAACTTTATTTTCTCCTATAGCACCTTTGGCTCTAGGATTAACCACGATCAATCCAGCTAATGCCGTCCTCTTTATTTAGGACTAACTTATTTAGTAACGGATGTGTCCATGAATGAGAGACTAAAAAGGTATTTAATCCTTCTTCTTGTAGTAAAACTTCTACTAACTTTTCTCGGCCATCATCGTCGAGAACGCTAATAACCTCATCTAAGAATAGAACATTTAAAGTATTTTTACTAATACCCACCATTAGCTTTCTTATAGCCAAAAGGGTACTAATATTGATACGAGCCAATTCGCCACTAGACGGGGCGGTAATATTTATCTCTCTACCTTCATCTGTGACAATAACATTAAGCTTATCACTAGATATACGAAATTCAAGAGTAAATCTACCTTCAGAAAGATCAGCAAGATATTCATTAGTATAAACTTCCAAATCTTTAACCAGATTCTCTAGTTTATAAGCAATAAGACCATTAGTGCCAAACGCCTTCTTTAGAACTTCTAAATTCTTAAGTTTATCTACTAAATCATTCAGTTCATTTTGAGTTTCTTTAAGCTCTAAAGCATATGCTTCATTTTGCTCAAGATAGATATCTACCTTGCTATTGTGGCGCATAGCCTCGTTATTCGCTTTTGTAGCGGCAGCTATTTCTGCTTCCGCTGTTGCCAGCGTTTCTTTAATGCTGGATAGTTCTTCTTCAATGTCATTAGCGTTAAGCTTGTTATTGGGAAGAGAACTATCAATACGGGAACTAATATCTTCCCATTCACGAATTTGCTCCTGTGTCGTATCGAATAGACGATTATTCTTTTTGATTCGTTCTATCTCAGACTCTAGCAGACTGATACGCCCGCCCTTATATGCTGAAGTAGAAGTATTGTCTACTAGAAGATCCTCGTAGAATGTACGATCAATATCCTGTAGACATGTAGGGCACTTATCCTCTAGACCTTTTAGCTTCTTAAGTACGGCATCGGCTGCTGCCTTTGCTGACTTCAGCTCACCGACTTGCCCCTGAAGTTCATCATAAGACTCCTTAACAAGGTCAGCTGATCTAAGCTCATAAATATCAATCTCGTCTAGCTGCTTTTTCAATAGATTATTCTTTTGAATCGCAGAATTGCGAGATTTTATATTTGAAAGTTCTGAGTTTAAATCCCCCATTTCTGTACTGAAATCAGGACGATCTGGAATTTCAACAAAAGCGAAACGCTCCAAACTCATTGAAGAGTTACTGGCTATCCACTTTTTGATAGTATCTAGGCGTCCGTCTAACGAGCTTGTTTCAGTAGTTAAAGATTTAGTGGCCCTTTTAAAAACCTCAAATAATTCCGTATAATGCTCCAAGTCAAAAAGATTGACAAGAAAAGTTTTTCTCTGGCCATCAGTGGCCATCAAAAATTCTAAACTACTACTTGTTGATTGATATACTAACTGTTGGAAAGTTTTAAAGTCCAACCCAATTAATTCCTCTATTTGCTTAAAAGTATTAGTTGCTGTATGACTACTAATATCTTCTCGGTTTTTTAGAAGCTTAATTTTGATGCCACTTTTGCGCTCAGTTATTACTTCATATTCGTCTGAGTCTACAGAAAATACATGTCTAATATCATATCCGCCATCTAAAAGACGATTAGGAATATCAGCTTTTTTGATTCCTTTACTATTCTTATTAAACAAAGACTCTTCCATTATAAGAGGAATAGAGCTTTTACCGTATCCATTTGGTGCAATAATTTGTGTAAGTGGCGCTTCATCTAACTGAATATAGTTAGTTACACCAAAACTAAAGCATTTTGACCACTCAAGTCTGCGTAGTTTTATGGTACTCATGAAATACTCCTAAAATTGATTCTATTTCGTTATCTGACAGCTCTTGAATATATCTAAGATATTCAACTAACTCTTCACTAATTGTTAATTTTTTATCAAGAATTAGTGTTGTATCTGAAGACCTACGAACAATCTTTTTATCAAGTAAGTCAGAGTGCTCTACTTTACTTAAGTCCTTGATATTACCTTCCAACTCATAAATAGTAAGATCGTATTCTGTAGGAAGCATATCAGCAGGATTAGATACTGTTTTACGAATAAGTTGTGGCAGATCAAAAGGCTTCCAACTCCAACTCCAGTCTGAGTCAATAAGCAGGTAGCCAGTTTCTACTCTAGATCTATGAAAACTCGTAGTCATAGGACTACCCGGGTATACAATGTTGCGTTGTGTATTAGAATGAGAGTGTAAGTCTCCTGCAAAAACTACTGGAAACTTATCTAGCCAATGTAAATCAATCTCTGACTTAACATGTGGTGGAATCTCTCCTCTGACATGTGTAAACGTAGGGAGTGGTTTTAGTTTTTCCCATACTTCTTTCTTCTTGATATACTCATATGGGACAATATTAAAATCACTCTCATAAATATAATCAACAACCACTTCTACTAAAGGATTGAGTCTTTCCGTTACTCCTTTTAGGTACGTAAAGAAGCTCTTTTCCTTTTTTGTAGATTCATGATTCCCTGTGTATATCATAGTTTTAATCTTAACTTCTTTTATAAACTCAAAGTAAAGATCAAGTTCTTCTAACGATGGCATTCTATCAAATAAATCCCCCCCAATGATATGTGTATCTGCTTCAATATCATGTACTTGTCTGAAAAAAGACCTGTACCGATTCACTGACCACTCTCTGGGAATATTCTTCTGTCTAAGGCATATATGCCAATCAGCGGTAAATAGTATCATACTTGTAGCTCTCCTAATATTCCTATAGCTTTCTTGTTAAACTTACTAACAATCCTAGATATAGTACCTCTACCTTTTCCGGTCAGACCAGCTATCTGTCCTATTGTTAGTCTGTCTTCAAGCCATAACTTTTTTACTGTGCTAATAAACCCTTCATTGTTTATAATTCCAGTACGTTTAGGTATAGTAGGGCCGACGTGTTTCCAGTTCCTATTATTAGCAATCCCACTTATAGTATTCCTTGATACACTATATTTTTTAGCTAATGCATCGTAGTTAATATTTCTATTTTGTAGTAGGGCCTGCTTTATTTCTAATACTATTTCTTCATTTAATATGGCGAAGTGGCTTTGTTCACCTCTAACTGGATTAAAAGAAAATCTACCTCCAGGAGCTATGTTTAATGAGCAATTATGAGAACGTATTGCCTCAGATTCAAGACCGTAAATGTGCTCTCTGCTGCCAGTATCTAGTATTTCCATATTAAAAATTCTATTAATTAAATGCTTATTACCCCTGCCACTAAAGTGCTCCTGCTTTCTTTTATGTGGGTTAATAGTTACTCCAACATATTTCTCGCCATCATCTCTAGTAATTAAGTATAAGTAATGTAAATCATCCATATTTACTCCGAATAATTAAACCCGGCTAATTTGCATTAGCCGGGTTCAATTTGCTTACTGTACGTTAAGCTCTTCCTCGACTGACTCGTCGATAGTATCCTCTTCACCCTTCTGTAGCTTCTCTAGAAGCTCCTTCTGGGCAGCTGGGGTAGCACGTGGAAGTAGCTCTTCGATTGTCTTTGAAGAAGCAATCGCTTCACGATCAGCATCGCTTAGTGGTCCCTTTGACTTAGAGCACTTCATAGTCTGAAGTGTGTACTCTACGTTAATTGGTAGAGGACCAGTCTTCTTCTTGCTGAACTTTAGAACCCAACCATCTTCTGGGTCAGTAGGATCACCAAGGTCTTCAATATTAGCCATGATCTGGTCAAAGAGCTTCTTCTTAAAGTTGAAGATCTTTGGAACGCCATTATCTAGGCACATCATTGAGTATGACCAGCCGCACTTGATATCAGGATAAAATTCCTTTACCCAATCCTTCTCTGCTCGATCAAAGGTTTCAGTTTCACGATTGAACTCAAGGCACTCAAACGGAAGATTCTTGTTGTTTGTACCCTTAATCCAGTACACGTAACGTGCTAGGATATTACCAAAGAGACGAACTGAGTTGTCTCCATCAATCATCTTGTATGAGTCAGCCTTGCTCTTAGCTGCTGAACCCTTAACTGAACCAAATCCTAAACCTGCCATTTTATTTCTCCTGTGTAATCTTCGTAAAGGAAATGGATTTCATTTCGTACAGTACGAAGTAGTCTGTTGTTGTTGATAGCGTCTTGTCCCATGGGGCTATGAGATAAGTCTAATGTGATTTTTCCAGTTGCTAGATACTCACCCGTATTTCTAAAGCTAGCTAGACCAATATAGTCCGCTATTTCTTTATCTCTCCACTTATTCCGGTTGGTAAGCAGAGCATGAGGATTAACTAGGAAACTGTCCCCCGAAAAGTCTGTGTAGTAGTATTGATACACTGGATCATACTTATTACGAGGCATTCCTACTTGAGTCATAGCCTTCAGTATCAGTATAATACGTTTCGAGCTACCGCCCGAATACTTAAGTACCTTCTTCCAGTTGTATAATAACATTATAATGTAATCCGAGGTAAAAGTCAAGAACTATTTTATCCACCGTATTTCGTAACCTTCTTTCATATAATGACCTAGGCGATTATTGAACTGGCGAGTAACTGTGTTTCCGCTTAATTTAATATCAACTATTACTGGCTGTTGTTTACCTTCGCTCTCACGAATGATACGACCAATCAACTGTTCTAGCAGTGGCATATTATTAAGTGGGGTGCCAAGTATTAGACAACTCAACGGATTGATAGATAGACCCTCAGATACTAGGCTTTGTGTGCCCCATACCTGACTAAGCGTTCCATTAGAAATACCTTTAATAATAGGATCTCTGTCTTTAACCTCTCCGATTAGTACATCAGAAGGGTGCGTTGAAACGGAACTACAGTATTTTAGAAAATCTACTCTCTCCGATACTGCTATGACCTTGTGCCCTTGGGAAGAATAGTTATCAGCTAGAGCTACTACTAAGTCTCTATATAAATATGATTCCATCAATGCTGATATTTTCTCAGCCCATGCTGCGCCTTGTCCGTCTGGAAAGTATATTCCAGCTTCGATGACGTGCACTATAGGTTTCATCGTGTTTTCTTTGTCCGGCTTATAAATCTTAGAGCCAAAGTAGTCTTTGAAAACTACGTGCTTTTGATCTTTTCTCTCGATTGTACCAGATAGTCCTATCTTATACCTAGAGAACATACCGTCAATTATCTTAGAAAAAGTAGGGCTAGATACGTGATGCATTTCGTCTAGAATAACAGTTCCGAATTCCCTGTTGATTCTGCCGATATGTTTAACCAGACTCTGGATATTAGCCACTACTACATGGCTGTCCGTGTTAAATTTGCCACTTCCAATAACCCCAGGCTTAATTCCTAGAGTCTTTACTACTTCCGTTTCCCACTGACTACGCAGAGCAACAGTATGAGTAACTACTAGAGTCTTCTGTTTCAGCTTGGCCGCTATAGCTAAGGCCGTGAACGTTTTACCGTAGCCTACCTTAGCGTTAATAATACAGTTATCTTCTATGTCATCATGGATTTCTTGCTGACTAGCCCTAAGTGGAAACCTAAAGTCGGGAAAGTCTTCTATAGTATTAAATGCTCGTTTATCTACTACTTCAAAGTTTTTAGGAATAAGATCAATGCGCCCAACTGGAAACGCAACTAGCATCTTACCGCCAGCTATATTGAAATTTATAACTTTTAAGTTTTTAATACTTACAAACTTCTCTGGCTCGTTATAGGACGGAATTGTATAAGTGAGCTCTTTGTCCAAGGTCTTATACAAGGAAGGCTCCACCGTCATATAAATTTTATTGCTAATAATAGCCTTCATTAAGTATTCTCTGAGACCTCGTCTCCTTTAGTTAACGCTGACAGCTAGCCAGCGTTAACCTTTACACTTTGTTTAAGATTTCTTCCTTTTTGATAATATAATTCTTAACCAGTTGGCTACGAACAATGTCATCTTTTTGGAATTCTACGAAATCAAACTCATCCATAGCACCCAATACTCTGTAGAAATCAACTAGTCCGTTCTTTTGTAGATCCGCCTGCCTCATATCACCGCAGAAGTAGATTCTGCAATTTTCCTCTAATCTAGTGATAATAGAGTCTAACTCGTGATATGTCATATTTTGGCATTCATCTACAATAATAACGGCATCATTTAGGTTTATACCTCTAACAAAAGAAGTTGACGTGAAATGTACAATACCCTTCTTTTTAAGAATATCATAAGAGTCACCTCGACCAAATAGCTTAGTTGCTGTATCCGCATAAGGGGCCTCATATACTGCGACCTTTTCAGCATCTGTTCCCGGCAAGAAACCTAAGTTTCTAGTAGGAACCGCACTTCTCATGTAAATAAGCTTATTAAACTCTTTTGTCTCAAAAATAGAATCATATGCTAACTTAGAGGCTAGAAAAGTTTTACCTGTTCCAGCATAACCACTTAGTACCTGATTTTTAGTACTTCCTAGTACAACGGCTTGATTCATAGTCAAAGGCCTCACATGTGCGACCTTAAACTCAGACTGATGCTCTCTATTTCTAGAGGGCCTTCTTTTGGTACTCATATTTTCTCATACTCGTCTATACGAGTCTTTACCCCGTTCCATAACAAAATCATAGATCATCCAAGGGAAGCCTTTATAATATAGCACCCTCGCGTATCTTGCGTCTCCATATGGAGGTCTAGGTATAGACATGGGTGAATGTACATGGTTAAGCCATACAATAGAATGGTCTTGTTTAGGTTCTATTTTGTTAATTGTATGGTGGATAAGAGGGCTATTGATAGTTTTCTTATAGACAAATGGAATACCATTGCTGTCTATAAACACTTTGTGCTTACCATTTATTAATGAATTGAAATCTGGGTAAGCTTTCTTTAGCTTACACAAATCTAATCTTCCGCACTGAATTCTACGTACACCGAGTGATTTACCCGGCATATTCTTATCATCCAGTACTTTACCATCATCAATAAACAGTACTTTATCCTGCATGTACCAATCCGTTGACGGAAGCGGATATACAGGAAACCTTATAGTCTTTATATCTTCGAATTGCTTGTACATTGCATAGCCAAAGCCATTCTAGGAAACTGAGCTTCTCTAGATACTGGTCTCGCCCCATGTAGTATATGCGACTGAAATACTAGGAACTTTCCGGGCATTGGTGCGAATGCTTTATATATCTCATTGTTTTTAACTAGAACGAAGTCTCCACCCCAGTTAATGTCCCAATACTCATTCATAAAGAGTATAGCTGTCCAACAGCCGGGAGTATCAGTGTCTGTGTGTAGCCAAGAACTATCGCCATGGTTATACACATTTAATAGTAGTCTTTTTACTACTAAATTGAGACCTTCTTCTTTAAAGGATTCATTAAGGCACTCAAAGATATTTCTGTAAACACCTTCATATGTTGGCGTGTAACACCAATGCCTAAATGGCTCCTTCGGCGCACCTGTCCATCCTGTGTGCTCAAACTTTGCCGTGGCGAGAATATCTTCTCGCCACGACTTAAGTGTGCTTAATGGAAGCTCGTTGTTATATTCATACCAATCCATACTGCTTCTCAAACTTTCCAAAGGAATAATCGTCTCCGACTTCAAAGTCACATCCGATTGAGCAGCCCGGAATTGAAAGACCACGATCAGTCTTAATAAATCCTTCTAGATCTTCCATATACTTGTCAACCTCATCATCTGGTACTTCCGCTAGAATAGAGTCATGCACAAGAGCAAATATGCGAGCTTTCATGCCAGTTTTCTTGATATGTTGCTGCATCTCGATACCTGCTAATAGGTTAACGTCACTAGCTGGCGACTGAACTAGGAAGTTAATTCCTGATCGAATAGCATGACTTTTTACGCCCCCATCCGTAGACAGAACATTTGCAAGTCTACGCTTACGGCCAAAGTAAGAATAGATATAGCCATTCTTTGCAATGAACTCTTGGTTAGTATCTAGCCAGCTCTTTAGGCTCTTAAACTCCTTGAAGTAGGACTTAATAGCCGCCTGAGCATCTTCGATGCTAAAGTGATAGTCCATGTTATTCGCTTTAGCTTCTTTGTTTACAGTCTCGCTAACCTTTGATGGTCCCGAACCGTAAAGAATACCGAAGGTAATAGCCTTAGCTGCCTGACGGAGAAGTGGGTGAAGTGCCTTAACTTCTGCAACAGGACAATCTAGGTTGAATACCTTCTTAGCCATGGTAGAGTGGAAGTCACCGCCGCTCTTGAATACATTCATTAGCTCTCTGTCACCGGACAGAACAGCTACGATGTATACCTCGGCAGTGGTCAAGTCGACCGCTACAATCTTATGTCCAGGAGCTGCCTTGATAGCACCCTTAACCGCAGAGTTATCACGAGGAAGCTGCTGCATATTAAGGCGTCCGCTAGAGCTAAGACGACCAGAGGTAGTTCCATGAATATTGAAGTTAGTACGAAGTCGCTTATCTCTATCAAGCTGTGGAATAATCTTATCTAGATAAGTATTCTTGATCTTGCTCTTCTCTCGAATGTTCAGGATTAGAGCAGGAATAGGATGCTGATCTGCTAGTTCATTTAGTACTTCTTTATCTGTAGAGTCCTTACCAGCGCCAGTCTTTTTACCGATTGGCTGTAGGCCTAGGTAATCAAACAGGAAGCTGCGAAGCTGCATAACACTATTAGGATTGAAAGGCTTTCCTTGAGCTTCTTCAAACTCACGAACCTTAGGCTCCTTATATAGCTCCTCGATAGACGCATCAATGCTCTTCTGCATTTCAGCCTGAGCAAACTTCAGACGAGCCATATCAAATGGTACGCCGTTATCCTGAATCTCAATTAGGAATGTAGATGCTGGAATAAGAATACCGTTGTATACCTTATCAAGCTTCTTATTCTTAGAAACGGCTGGTTTTAGTCTAACGTAAATTAGAAAGGTTACGATAGCGTCAATAGCAGCGTATGGCTGAATAACTTCAAATGGAATAAGATCAAAACTAAAGTCATCCTTCAGACAACCCGTCTTCTTACGATATTCGTCAATCCACTCATACATTGGCTGCTCATAGTCACCGTAGTCGGTGTACTGTAGTGCGAGCTGCTTTAGACCATGAGTACCAGGGTTCTCGTCGATACAGTAGTGAAGAAGCATAGTATCTTCATACCGAGGAAAAGCCCAGTTGAAATGGTATGCCATGAACGCCAAGTCGAACTTAGCGTTATGGAAAACTACAATCTTCTTATTGAATAGTTCCTGAAAGAGAGCGGAGCATTCCTCGTCAATGCAGTCAGAGTCGATGTATACGCCATGATCTCGCTCATAGCAAACACTAACACCTAGTACGGCACCGTTACGTGGGTACAGAGCACCTGTTTCAGAGTCGAGAGCAATGAATGGGTTGGGGCTAGCAATAGCTGCCAACAAATACCTCTTTAAATGCTCAGAGTCTCTGATACCATAGATCTTGTCTGTAGAATACTTTACAACTCGCTTAGTACCAGTTATGTATCCAATAATGTTATCTCGTGATTCTTCCCAGAGTTTAGCTGATTCCGGCTTGAATGAAACCATGGCAGGGTTGATAACTGGAAGAAACTTCTCCTCAACAATCTTACCGCTATAGTCTGTTACCGATGCGTTCTTAGTATAGTACTTACACGTATCGGCACCTACCAGAATAACCCATTCATAGTTATCTGGATCAAAATCAATATCTACATTCTTCTTGAGAACTTTCTTGATGGATGGGTCAGAGCACAGGTAATACCTGTCAAACTCAAACGAATCCCTAAAGCTCTTAGAAAAGTCATTACGGCTAGGCTTAGTTTCGATGATAGCTACATTAGCCATATAATTTCTCCTTTAATTTGATCACTTGTGAGGCTGTCAATTCACCTGGGTCCTTAACTTTGCTAAGAGGAACATAGTTATAAACCATATCATTCTTTTCTAGCATGTCTTTTAACTTAGCTGATCCGTTCTGCCCAGCATCATCATTATCAAAGCATACATCTATACCAGAAATTCCCTGAATTTTCAAGATATTTAATTTCTCTACTGAAACTTTGTTCACACCGAAGGCACAAACAGCGTTAGTAAGTCCCTTGTCATGCAAATTAATCATATCCATAATACCTTCTACCAGAACGATTCGTCCTTGTATAGGCTTCACAACTGGGAATAGGGGCAACTTGGCCCCACCTGGATGAAATAAATACTTAGGGTCTGCCTGACCTTGGTGTCTGCCACAAAAAGCAGCAATTTTACCACTAATGCCTCTGATAGGAAACACTACTCGACCAATAAACTCAGGGTTATTATGCTGAAATGCCTCGAACTTTCTAAAAGTATTACCGCAGATTCCTCTCCAGTCCTGATCAAACTGAACGGCGGTTTCAGGAATACTAAGTCCTGAGGTTTCACTCATTTTCTCCGAGATAATCTTCTTCAGACTCTCTCGTTTCATCTGTAGCCAGTCTGGCTTCTCTCCGAAATGGTTAAACACATTGCCAGAGTAACCACAAGACAGGCAATTGAAGATGCCAGTAGTCTTATCAATTCTAAGACTAGGGTTTCTATCTTCATGATCTGGGCTAAGACACCTAATAAGGAAATCCTTGCCACTGGTTCTGAACTCTATTCCTTGTGCTGTTAAAAGTTCGTCAACAATCATTTGCCTGCCTCATGTTAAAACGGAGCGTCATCATAGATACCATCCATAATAGGCTTAGTATCCTCGTCTTCCCTTTGAATTTTCTTTTTAAAACTGGCTCTCTTTGGAACTTCTTCCGAGGCCGACTCCACATTAACTTCCATTCCATTCTCTGGGCCAATAGTTAATGTAGTCCAATTAGTCTTAGATGTAAAGTTAATCTTAGCATCACCACGCATCTTAGTACAAGTAAACTGTATCGAGTCAGGGCCAGCTTCTAGAATAAATGCGGCATCCGCAGAGTCTAAAATACCCTTTGCGAAGCGCGCCTCACCACTAGCATCAATCTGATATGGAGAGAATACAGGAATCTGTAACTCGCCTGCAATTGTTTTAAGAGCAGTACTAACCACAATCTGATCTTTCCAGTCGAAGCGATCTTCGGAAGTGTTTGTCTTTTTAATCTGGTTAACATAGTCAACAATGATTAGGCCAACATTACCAAGCTTCCTAGTTCGTTTAATGATTTCCGCTTTTAGTTTTGGTAGAGTAAGTACTGGATCGTAGATAATATCTATCTGTACAGCGTTAAGATTTTCCTTCTGAATAGCAGCATGAAACTTATCAAAGTCTTTATGCTTTTTATAAGTCTCTAGATGCACGTCGCCATTTTCATAGCGATCAGCCCACCATTGAGCTACTCTTAACCATTCCAGATTGTCTAGCGTTCTATACTTGATCTTGGAGTGTGGAACTCCTGATCCAATCGCACACTGACGCTGTAAAACTTCACGAGTTGGCATTTCAATCGTGAAGAATAGCACAGACTTGTTGCGGTTATAGACAGTATTTGCTAAGTTCGAACAGGTAATTGACTTACCAGAACCGCGCTTACCACCCATAAGAATATAATCTGAGCTCTTGAAACGAACCTGGTTATCAAAGTCC